AGTCTCGTGAATCACAAGTCTCAGAAGATAGTCTACGGGAAAGTGATTATGAAGATATTGAAAAAGCCAAGAGAAGTTATGATCGTTATAGGGAAAAGATGGGTCTAAGTCCTAGAGCTAATAAGACTCCTGAGAAAAAGGAAAGAAGGGGAAGAAAGCGTTCTAAAAGTCCAACTAAGAAGCGCCATTACAGAAATAGAAGTTATACGAATGAATTTGGTCGCCATATTCCAAGGGCAAAATACGTAAGATCTGCCAGTCGTGTAAAGCGTAAGATAAGGAGTCAGAGTCCTGCTCGCTACACTGTGAAAAATGGTCAAATGGTAAATGAATTCGGACGTAATTATCACTACGAGAGGCCTAAGAGGGTGAGAGGGACTAAATACTTCAACGAGAAAACAAAAGAGTATAAACGACCAATACACGTCTTCGATGAAACCACGCGCACCTACGTGCCCATGGAATAAAATTGACTTTTTGGATTTATAAATGAACACATACATGGAAGAATTATATTCAGGTATGAATTCATATGACGAGCTAGAAATAAATGATGTGCTTCTGAGAATTGCACTTATTTTAGCAATTATTATTCTTGGAAGATTTATTCTTGTAAAAGAGAAACGTAAATTTGTGAGGGTTCCTAATTCACCAGATTCACCAACAAGAATATAAAATTGATTTAATAATTATACTTTTTTAAGTAAATGTCAAGAGAACGTAAAATCAGGAGCAATGCGGCCTCTTGGATTTGGAAAGAAGCATTAAAATCACAATTTAAAGAATTAAATCTTGAATTTGAAGAAATCGTATTTATAGAAGAAGTAGATGCATTTAATTATTACATTGCATTTGTTAGAGTAAAATCACATTCTGATAAACCAGAATATATTGAAATTACAGTGAACTTTAATGAAAGGGGGACACCGATGATGAGTATATACCCAACAATACAATATAGGGTATATACTAGTTTTACAGAGGGTAAGATCTTATTGAATAAACTCACAAATCAGTAATACATGAAATTAAAATACTAGAATAATTATTACCTTGTTTCCAGAATTGTAGTTCTCTTGGAGGAATATTTTGCTTCATATAATTTTTATACCAGGGTAAATGTTTTGCTGTGAAATCACCCGCAACACGAATATGAGTTCCACCTCGATAATTATAATTTACTAAAGAAAATGTCGTATCAATTGGAGCATTATATAGTTCATAATTACCATCGTTAATATTATTATTCCAATACTTCTTTTCCCAGTCGTATATTGATTGCCCTGCTGTATAATTCTTACAATCTAAGAACTGGTCTTTATCAGTAATATTAAGAGCTAGACCAACTTTAAATGCATTATATTTATTTGAGATATTTAATAAAATATCGCTAAAATTTTTTGGCATTCTTGGATTTAATTGTAAATCACAATCACTCAAAATAAATACACTTGGAAGAGTATGTTTTAATTTCGCAGTAACATTTGATCCATAATTCTGATTCAAACGGCGAATCTCTATTCTTGAACCTAATTCTCTTGTAATTTCATCATAATATTCAAGCATTGGTTCGAAAGTGCTTTTATTATCAAGTATAATAATCGGATTATCAAAACGCTTAAGCTGGTTAATGAAATTTCTCATAAAAAACAAGTTATTATATCCGATAGTTACAATTGGTATTTTTTTACTAGGTAAGATATACGCTATAGCAAATACTAATGCTATAGTCACAATCGATATAATTAATAATTTATTATATTTCATATCTACATTATTGCGATATTTAATTCAGTTTTAGTGATAATTGTGGCATAATCTCTCTATGATATGATGTATGAAATGCAATTAATGATTCTCTGAAATTGGCACTAGGACGAAATGCGATTGGCCGTATTCCTTGAATATAAGAAATTGCATGTTGCCATGTCATTCCTTTGGTAGCTATTAAATACATTGCTACTATTGCGGCAGAGCGTTGCATTCCTGCCGCACAGTGAACCAAGACTATATTACCCTTATTATGTTCTTGAAGCAACTTATACACTGTTTCGTGTGACCACAGTGTCATATTTCTGATTTCCTCTGGTTGTAAGTTATCATGCACAGGAATTCTATATTGTTTTCTTATTGTTGGTGAAAAAGGAATATCCTTTGTTGCATTAAAGACAACTGTGATGTTTTTCTCTTTTAGCCATTTTTCATTTTCAGAAGCTCGTTTGTTTCCTAGCCAAATACCTGGAACAATTTCGTGTGCATCTGGAATTGCAGCCATACTAATAACTTGTATAAGTAAAAATGAAAGCCCCTGACGTGCCCAGGTGGGGCACCAATAATGGAACCATTTAATCAAGCTCTGACCAAACATCTCTATCGTATAGATGAGGTCCTATCTTCATTAAGATGGTCAATTATAACTCATAATTTAACGGAAACCGCCTTCTGGACTGTTGAGCTTTATGAATCAAATCTCATGCAAGAATGTATTGAACTTCTTGAAAAGGTATGGATTCAGCATATTGGATTCGGATCCTGGTTTTCCCTAAGACTCATACAAGAAGTATATGATTCTGGAGAAATAAGTCAATGGAATCTTGTAAGTCTATCATGCGCCTTTGCTAAAAGGCGAGTCTGTGATTCCACTATCTTTCATCTCCTGCTCCGGGGTGCTACCAACAATAAAGAACCGAGATTCGCTCATTCAAAAGAATATGAGAACTTAAATGAAGCTGTTTGCGATTGTATTAAAAGAGGTAAACTAAAAGAGGCATGGCTTCTTGGTAGCTCAATGGAACCGTCTGAACAATGGACTCTTCTTGATAGTCTTTGTTTAGAGAATCGTAAAGAAGCTCTTGAAATAGTAAAGACTCTTGGTTCATCTGTATATGAGCAATTAGCTACAGCATATGTTCTTGTATCGTTAGATGAATGCACCTGGATTTCTTCTCAACAACCCATTGAAAATACAGTGCCTCGTGAAGTATTAGAAGCTATGAATGACTGGTCCAAGGAAACAATGCGTAAAAGAAGAGTCTTCAAGCCTAAGCCAGAAGCACTCTTATATTTAACAGCAAGGAGTCATCAATATTCTTCTGAACGAGATATTCAAGTGGATCTTCTTAAAACTCTGAAGAGATCTGAATACTGGTCAACTATCCTCGAATCGTATATGGCAAATGAAAAATGGATAAGTGATAAACATAAGGAGGCATTCTTTGACACATTCTTTCCTCAAGATATTCCTGATGAATGGTCCCTGGCAGATAGAGAGAAATCACACGGACGTGGTTTAGGAAAAACAATAGAACAAGCAAGAATGCGATTTATATATTACACAATTCTAAAATCAAAGAGTCTTGAATTGTGGAATTCTGTATTTCCAGAAATTGATTGTTCCATGGAATGGGATTCTATTTACAGTGGATTCAAAGGAACTGTAAAATTCCCAATGAAACCAATTAAGAAAGTGTTTGAAGTGGTTTGAAAAGCTCACCAATCTTGTCAATGATGGGATCATCAAGAGGGTCGTATGCATTTACGCAGAAGCGAACAATAGATCCAAGAGATGCAGAGCAGACTACTTTTCCAGTTAGACGGTCCTTTACAAAGGAAATATTAGTATCATCATTTCCAATATAGACTAAGGAATTCTCAGCAGGACTGAATACAAACTTTACTGACATTGTTCTTACAACTGTATTTTTTGCTAGGTCTACCATGGTAACAACAAAGCCACTGGTTCCATCTGTGAATTTTGCAGTCTCAAGAGTAAAAGAAGGTAGAGGAGTTAAACTATCATGTCTAACCAGACATTTGACTGTCTGGGGTTTTAAGGTTGATTCTACTAGACCCATTCTGGGCTAAGAAAGTGATAATTGTTTAAGCATAACCATAATAAATAGAATTTATAAGCCCAGTTGTTCTCTTCTGACTTCTCAAGGTGAATCCAAGATCATTTAATTCCTTTGCAATATAATAGTCCTTCGTAGTATCTACCCATTGTTGAACCAGTGTAGAGGATGGCTTGTAATCATATGCATTTATAAATCGCGTTTGCCTATCATCTGGAATCTCTGCTATTTCAGCTTCTTGAATAAAATAATCAATTACCTCATCGCGAATTGCATATGTAGATTTCTTAAAATGTGCTTTTATAGCTTCAATCTTTATTTGCTGTTTATGAAAAATAGAAAACATAGATAATTCAGCATCATGTTTCCATAAACCATCTATAATCCATGAAGTTTCACCATAATCCCTACATTGTTTTAAAACAGATAAAAGTTGGCCATATGTAAATGGTTTATTTGTTAACATATTTACGGGCTTCCTTGGTTCAGGAAACATATAATCTGAATAAAGAATTTTAGCCTCAATTGCTCTTTTTAATGTTCTTGCTTCATAAACAAATGAAATTCCCTCTTTAACATCAACTATATAAACAGGTTTCTTAGGAATTTCAAGAGTTCCAGGGTCCTCTGTATTTTTCACATTTTTAATTGCTTTCTTAATACGCCATGTTAAAATAAGAGGTTTGAAAACCTTTCTTAAATAAAAAATTCTAAAATATATACCTTTCACTTTATTCCATTCATGTTCTTGTCTTGCATAATAAGATTGGCCTGCTGAAAGAATACATTTTGGAGGTTTCCACGAAATTTCAGACCAAACATCAAATCTGAATTTCATTGATCGAATGTTTTCTTGAATTCTATATTTTATATCACTCAAACTACGAACTGTTTCTAGTGTCGAAAATTTAGCCTTTATAGAATTATTAACAGTTAAATGTAAAGGAATCTGCCATCTGTAACCATCATAAATATAAAATGTATCTGCACAATGTTTTTTAATTTTAATTTTACTTTCTTTTTTAATTTTACTCTGTTTTTTAATTTTAGATTTCTTTTTCTTTCTTGTATTAATACCAATTGAAAAAACTGGTTCCATTATATAAGGTTCTCTTAATTATTTTAGGCCTCGATTTGAAAGAGTGTGAGAGTTGAACCTTTTAAGATTCCACATTTCTCTCCATTCATCGTATACACATCTGTGCCATATAAGACATATGGCACCTCGGGTGTGTCAAGAAGTCTTACCTGTTTCAGGCCTCTGGGAATATCTGGGCTATATCTCTCATGACTTGAACAGAAACTGGGAGATGGCTTCAAGGTTGGGCATCTACATCTTGTAAATGTAGCCCCGTGTTTTATGAGAGCCTGGCACTGATACTTAGTTGATTCATCATCTGGTAAAATAGTGAATTTTCCTCGTTCCTGGGTATTCAGATTTTGAATCAAGGCTTGCGGGGGAACTCCTAAATCTGCTGCAATTTCCTTTGCCAGTGTAATACCTTTTGTAAATAAGACTGCATCGAGGCTTTCCCAGAGGGCTCGTGGAATTGTATAAGACATCTAAGTGTGCGCTACTAGGAATGCTAACAATTTCATTTTTTATACTAAGTTGAATGAGTTCTCCATCAGAATGGGGGCCTGGGGCCTGGCAACTTTTACATGGAATCGCTGAACGTATTGGTCGACACTCTAAGAATACATTAATACAAGATGAGATTAATGCTCTCAGATTCACTCTACGGCATTTCTGGTCACTTCTACCTTGTGTAAAATGTCAGAAACATTACAGGGAATGGTTTCAGAAAATGCCACCCGAATGGCTAAATGGACCAGTTTACGATTTACAGGAATCAATGAGGCTTTGGGTCTACAGACTTCATGAGAATGTAAATCAATCTCGTGAAGTTGTATCTGGTTTAACTGTGGACCAAATGGCTGAAATGTATTCATCGGTGCCATTAAGAGATAGAGCAAATGAATTAAAGAAATTCTATCATGATGGTCTTTTAAGACGTACATTTAAGGCTGAGGAATGGAAAACAGCTTGGAAACACTTGGATATGCTATTAAGAGTAATTGGTTAATAATCAATCTTAATCCAATTATTTAAGTTAAGATTTCGACTTGTAATATCAGTATCATTATAACACACAACTGTTTTGTCGAGATTCTTACCAAAGGCAGTACCTAAATATGCTATCCATAAATGAAACGTGCTTTCACTTAAAACATAGTTTCTGCACATTAAGCCAAAATATATTTGTATAATATCAGGCTCATTTACTTCGATTAAAGACTCTGTAATTCCATTAAAAAAATTAGAAGTAGGGGTGTCACTAATAACATAAAAGGTGTTTGATTGTTGCTTATTATTTAAATAATCAATCGCCTTTTGATAAGAGGTTTTTGTTAGTTTTGTCATATGACTAAAATCAGAACCTCTGCGAACTCCTATACATGTGCTATTTTCAATATTACCATATTTCTCTAATATATAGTTTTTAATATGCATATCATCAAAATTTAGATATTTCGGAATTGCATCTGTAACTGAATTGAATAATTCTAAATTCTGGTTCAATCCTGATATTATAATATGATCGCTTGGATTTATATTAATATTATTTGTATAATTATTGTAAATTTGTTCAGTGCTATCATCTATTGAATCAATCACTTTTAACTTGCTAAAAATTGTATCGGTATACGGTATATCTTTTCCATTGATTGTATAACAAACATGTTTATCAAATTTACAACTTGTTCCAAATAATGCTGGATTCTCTTTAACTATTTGTAATTTATAATGATGATTCTCACAATAATAAATTCCTGATGCTATCACAAATAAAGAATTTCCTAGTCCCATTCCAGGACTAAAAATACAAGTAACGGTTTTACTCATTTATACAAACATATAAATTAATCTTAAAGTAATTATTCGGCCGTGCAGACAATAGGTGCAGGAGCGGTGCTACTTACAGGTAAAATCTGCGATAAGATTCCAAATAGATCCGAAGTTCTTGCTCCACATGCTCTTGAGAAATCGTAGGCAGCCTTTCCAAGACCCCCAGCTCCTAGAGCTCCTAGAATAGCTAGGAAGATAGCGCTTCGAGAAACACCTTCACATCCTTGGGAATAATAGAACCGAGTTATCAAAATTAGAACTGCAAAAATCAGAGTAGCCACAATTACAAATATTGCATGTGTATTACGCTTTTCATTATTAACTTCATTTGATCCAAGTGCAGCAGGAGTTGTTAGACTATCTACTCCATTTGATAGAGCATATCCTAAAAAGAATGATACTCCTGTCAACCAATAGCTTGGAACTGCACCACCTCCAACATCATCCTTCTTATAATATT